GTCGGTCCCGGAGTCGGACTCGGGCGCGGGCTCGGAGCCCCCGGCCCCGCCCGAGCCCTCCTCCCACGGCGGCGCACCGCCGACGGCCTGCTGGTTCGGAGCGTCGTAGAGCTCGCCCATCACGGGGTCTTCGTGATCTCGACGATGGCGGTCGCGTCGATGATGACGTCGGCGAAGTAGCCGGCGTAGGCGACCTGGACGCCGAGGACGGACGGCTCGACGACCTGCAGCGACCCGATGCGGTCCTCGTAGACCTCCACCGCCGCGGTGCTCAGGACGATCATCGTCCCGGCGTCGAAGCCGGCACTCACGACGACCGGCAGCCCCGAGATCGACCCTACGTTGCCGGAGGAGATGTCGGACGCCTGGAACCCGGTCGAGATCGCGTTGGTCGGGTTGACGGCGGGGAACGCGGGGCCGAGCAGCCCGAGCGTGTCGGGCGAGCAGGCGATGATGACGCGGCCGGCGCCCTTCGTCGCCGCGTACACCGCGCCCGCCGCGGTCCAGACGGCGCTGTTGACCGCGGCCGGCGTCGCGGGGCCGGTCGGGATCGTCGGCCCGGCCGTGGTCGCCGCGTCGACCGCGACGCACAGCGCCTTCTCGGTCTCCTGGGCGTAGACGGCGGCTAGGTCGTTGATGACGAGGTCCATGATCGACGGCTGCGACCAGTCGATGTTCTGTCTCGACACGTTCACGTACCCGCCGTAGGTGCTGGCCGTGACCGGCACCATGCCGATGATCATCTTGCGGCTGACCAGCTCGGTCTTCTCCCCGGACTGCGGGGCGACGTTCGTGTGCTGGCTGATCTTCGGCCGGTTCCACGACCCGGACGGGAGCTGGCGCGGGCCGAGGGCGGTGACGAGCGGCCGCGACTGGTCGATGAAGTTGATGACCGGCTCGAGCATCTGCGACGGCAGCAGGCCGGGGTTGTCGCCGGTCGTCTGGTGCGCCGCGGCGCGGTTGAACAGCTCGAGGCGCTCGGCGGGCTCGGAGGCTCCGAGACCGGCCTTCCAGTAGTCGAGGACGTAGGCGCCGGCCGAGCGGTAGGCGACCTCCTGCTTGGTCTCGCGCTGCGCCTCGGACATGAAGCGGTGCAGCTCGGCGACCTCGTTCGCGGACTCCGAGCTGATGCGGCGCGCTTCCTTCAGCGGGGTGACCTGCTTGGTCAGGTCCTGCAGCCGGTCCTTGGCCCTCGTGATGAGTTCCATCTCCTGGTCGGAGAGGTCGCGCTGACCCTTCTCGGCGTCCTCCACCAAGCCGTCGATGAAGTTCTGGCGATCCTCGATCTCGGTCTGATACCGGGCGAGGAGCTGGTCGGTCTGTCGCATGATGCAGGGGTCCTCCGGGACAACAACGTGGGCAGTAGCCCGAGCTCGGTTGTTGCCGCGTCCCCTGCGCGCCCGGCCCCTCCACGAGGGTCGTCAACGGGCGATAGATCAGCGACTCAGCGCATCGTAACGAGCGACGAGGAGCTCCGCACGGATCCGGTCGAGGTTCGGCCTCGCGGCCGGCACGTCGGGCAGCTCGACGCGGTTGCGGACGGCGAGCACGTTGGCGGTCTCATACGCCGGCTGCGGCGTCATCGCGATGTGCTCGAGCCACAGCTTCGTCAGACGGACCCGGTCGCGGGCTCGGGTCCACTCCATGCCGTTGTCGAGCGGCCGGACCGCGGCGGAGGCGTCGAGGCAGCCGTCGTCGGCCAGGCTCAGCGTCTCGTCGCCGAGCGGCGTCTTGGCGATCCGCAGCTCGGCGACTAGGCCCTCGGTACGGGAGGGATGCAGGGCGACGGTGCGGCCGATGGTCCGCTCGATGTCATGGTCGCGGTTGACGCGGATGCGGTCGACGCGGCGCTGGATGCCCGAGAAGGCACCGGGCGCCACGGACTCGAAGACCATGCGCCCATAGGGCTGGTCGACGACGGTCTCGGTGTCATAGGGCATGACCACGAGCTCGATCGTGCGGCGCGGGTAGTCGACGCCGTACTCCGCGACCGACCGGATCATGGTCGGGGTGCGGGGCGGCTGGTCCTGGTCGCTCACGTGAGAGCCCCTTCGTCGATGCGTTCGGCGGCCCGGATCTCCTGCACCGTCAACGCCGGCTGCCCGGAGACGGGATCGACGATCCGGTTGAGGATCTCGGCAGTCCTCGCGCGGGCCTCGGGCTCGGGCTGGATGTAGGCGTCGCGGTTGACCTCGACCGTGGTGCCACGGGGAAGCAGCCACTGCGACAGGGCCGCCATGACCGACTGCGCCTGCGGGCGCAGCCCGGCCCGCCAGTGGTAGTCGAAGATGGCGGTGACGTTCGAGTACGTCATCGGGTCCCCGCCACTGGGGAGGCCGACGAGGAACGGCGGCACCCCGAGCAGCACGGCGATGCGGCTCTCGGTCATCTTCGACAGGTCCGTGAGGGCCATGTCCTTCGGGCTCGCCTGCACCGGCTTGAAGGTGACGCCGCCGGACAGGACCGCCGGCTCTCCGATGGCCGAGACGCGGGCGGCGACCCACTGGGCCTGGAGAGCGGCGGCCTGCTCGGCGGTGAGCTCCTCGGGGTGTTCCAACACCGAGGTCGGGACGCCGCCACTGGCGGCGAACTGGGCGGCGTAGCGGGCGAAGATGTCGGCGGCGATGAGCTTCCCGGCGCCGGCCTCCAGCGGGCCGTGGCCGTGCGCGTCGGAGATGGTGGACTGGTAGCGGATGTGCAGGATCTCGCTCGTGACGTCCCGGCTGCCGATGTTGTAGACCCGCACGCCGTTCTGCATCTCGACGTTGACCATCCACGGCGGGATGACCCGCCACCGGGCCGGCCACCCCGTCGCGTACCTCGTGAGTGCGAGCACGAAGGCCTCACCCAGCTGGTAGTCCCAGAAGACCTGCTTGGCCGCCTCCTCCCACGACGTGTAGATCGACTGGTCCGGGTTGCGCAGCCAGTCCGCGTCGAGGTTCTGCGAGGCCCCGACGAGGTACGGCGGCATCGTCGCCAGCAGGCTCGCGTTGAGGTCCAGGCACTTCCACGCGATGTCGGTCAGGCCCGACGGCCGGCCGCCCCAGTTCGGGGTCTGCCACTCCCCCGGCCAGCCCGACCAGGCCGACGGCCGGATCGTGGGCGGCGGGATGCCGGGGATCCCTTGCTCGACGGTGACACCGTCCGGGTCCCCCGGAGTCACATTCGGGGGACCGACGGTGCCCGGTGCGGCCTGCGCCGGCGTGTTGTCGTTCGGGGTTTCCGGCTGGATGGCGCGGGTGAAAAGGCCCACCGGCAACCGAGCCTACTCCCGTTGTCTACCGGAATGCTGGGGAAACCGCTAGAGAATCGCCGGGACTCGTGCGGGCCGGTGCGCCGCCCCTACGGCCCACACCAGCGCCTTGACGAGATGCGTCGGACCCTTCGCCATCAGGTGAAGGCCCGTCGGCGCCTCGCGCACAACGGCAGCGGCGAGGGTCTCGTCGAGGGCGAACGTCGTCGTGTCATGCACCAGGCGGCCGGTCATCGCCAGGTCCCTGAGCAGCGCCAGGCCGGCGCGGGTCTCGCTGCTCCCGCACGGCTTCGCCTTGCCCCGCCACGCCGGCGGCAGACGGTCGATCAGCGACGCACCGACGAGCAGCCCGCGGACGGGCGCCGAGGCGGCGAGGGCCTCGAGGTCGGCGATCGCACTGTCCCAATCGCCCCTGAGCCAGCCGTCGACTTCGAGGCGCCCGTCGTCGGTCCTACGGCAGGCAGCGACGGCGGCCCCGAGGCCGTAGTCGTCCTCGAGGGCCACGTACAGCGGCGTCGTCGACACGACCGGCTCGGAGAGCTCGGCCCACACCCCGTCGGCCAGCAGCGGCTCGGTGGCGCCGGCGGGCTCTGAGAGCTTGCGCGGCCACTGGTTCAGCCACTGCGCCCTGAAGGACTGCTCGGGGTCGGGCTCGTCGGGGTCCTCGATCTCCCCGGCCAGCGCCTTCTCCAGCGCCTTGCCGATGAGCTGCCGGCGCCTTGTGGTCCAGTGCGGCGACGCCTGACGCCAGCCGGCGGTGTCCTCCATCTCGGCGTCCTGCGGCGCCGACCACTCGACGAGCAGGTCGGTGGTCGGGTCCTCGAGCGCGGCGAGGGCGACCTGGCGGGCCTCGAGCATCAGCTTCGTCGCCTTGCGGTGGGCGGTGGAGACGAGCACGAGCTGCGGCTGTTCGCGCTCGGCCATCGTCGGGGTCAGCCCTTCGTCGACGCTTGCAGCCCGCACCTTCCATGCCTCATCCACCACACCCAGCGCGACGCTGTAGCCGTACACGGCCTCCTTTGCCCGCAGCATCCAACGGGATCCGTCCGCCAGCAGCTCGATCTCTTCTTGTCCATTGACCTCACGCACCTTGTAGCGGCCGTCGTGGCGGCCCTTCGCCCACACCCGCGCCGGGCGCTGGATCTCCTTGCAGACCGCCAAGTCCTTGCCGGTGTGAAGCACATCCTGCGGCTCGCCGAACCGCTGCGCCTGGTGCATCCGCCACAGGCAGAGCTCGCGCAGCAGCCAGGACTTGCCGACCTGCCGGGCCGTCGACAGCGTGGCGGTCTCCCACACCAGCCGGCCGTCGCGGTCGACCTCGAGCAGCCGCGTCGCGACGAGCCGCTGCCACCAGCGCAGCGGCCGGCCCTCCCGCGCCGCGGCCCACTCGCAGAACTCCGCACCGAGGGACCCGGCGGCGAGCCGATGCGGGACCGTCATCAGCCGCGGCCACACAGCGTCGGCCGGGACGTCGACGAGCTCGGCCAACCACTCGACGTCCCAGCGGCGGTCCGATGAATCGAGACCGGCCCGCTCGGGCTCGGCCTCGAGGCCCGCCAGCACCGCAGTGGGGCGCCAGGTGCCGTTGGCGACCATCTGCCCACCGCGGTGATTGCACTCCGCGCAGCTCGGCAGCAGCCGGCAGCAGTCGGTGTCGGGCCGGTGGGCGTGCATCCCCAGCGGCGGCCAGTGGTCCAGCGTCGTCGCCTGCGCCCGGCGGCAGTGGGTGCACGGAACGGGCGGCCCCGAGAGCAAGCCGGCGAGCTTGCGCTTGTACGACGAACTGTAGGGAGTTGCAGGCATTTCTACCGGATTGGGGGGGAAATCAACACGCTAGGGGCGCCTCGTGGGGGGGTGGGCAGCTAAAAAGCGGTGTGCCGTCATGGACATTTGATTTCGTTCGTGAGTTTGCGATCGAACGATGGCACCCCCCACCCCCCACCCCCCCGGCGGGCGAGTACCCCCGCCCCCCCGGCGGGGTACAGCGTGGGCATGAGCAGCATCAGTGTCATCGCCTTGGCCCGTGACCTGGCCATCATCGTGGCCGCCGTCGTCTTCGTCATCGACATCGTGTAGCGGCGCGCAGTCCGGGCAGCACGCCTTGGTGGTGAGACCCACCCTTTGCCAGCACGGGTACTCGCACCGCTCGGTACACACGCAGCCCTCGGTGCCGGCCGTGATCCGGTTGCCGTCGAGGAACGTCACGCCACCCGTGCCTGCTCGATCGCGTGCTCGATCGCCGGTGCACTCGCGGCGTGGATCTCGGCGCGGTCGAAGAGTAGGCGCTCGCCGTCCTCGGTCACCAGCTCGAACGTGTTGTCGCTCGTGCGGAAGATCGCGGTGTCGGGCTCGGGCGTGTGCTCGGGCCGGCCCGCGTGGTCGAAGCCGAGCAGTCCTTCACGCATCGTCATCGTCATCCTTCTCGTCCTCTGTTTGTCCGATGGTTGACCGAGATCCCTCATTCACCGGTTCGATTCCGGTCGTCGCCTCATCGGGGATTGCGAGGTGTTCGGAGAGGGGGTAG